CCGTGCTTTAATAATAAACGGTTCGCTCCAGACGGATGAGCGAATAAATTTAATTTGACAAGTAGACTGAACCTTAACTAAGGATCCCCCGGAGGGGATGACCATCTACTGTCATCACCCTACCGGTGATACATCTGTTTCGTCGGAATTTAAATCTTCTATTCCGGATTTTGTTTTATAATGCCAAACAAACATCGTAATTTAGGCGTCCTGATGTCATTTATACTCTCATCAAGCTAAGAGTTATGTTTTTATAAAAAGTGTTCGACTAACACATCGGTTGCACCACCAGGGAAATTGTATCCTTCAGCGAATTTATTACCTGGGTAAAGCCATTTTGTCTTTACCTGGGGATTGAATCCATTTTGATACCAATTTCCATCTTTGGGATCACGAGAGATAGACCAAAAGCCCAAAGACTTTGTATTTATAATAGTAACAAAGAAATCGGTTTGGGATAATACAATTGTATGACCTTGCTTACTCCCTGTGAATGTGGCTATAAATTCGCTTCCTGTGTAGGTTACATCACCGCTATGTGGTGTGAGAGTACCATACACATCTTGACTACGAACCGCCGTACCAATACGATCGCTAGGACCCCACGGAGTCCCAACAAGAATATAATCTATGGATGAACCTAATAGTGAATATTTGTAATAAGTGTCAGTTGCGTCACATATCAACGCATGTGTTGCGTTGGCATAGATGGCGTAATTCTCCTCAGGCATCCATCGATTATTTTCATCGAGTCTTCCACGCTGGGCGCACAAGCCGTACGACTCAGGAACTCCACCCACGAAATGTTCCAAGGTTATCCTAGGAAATTTCATGTGAGCTAGTATAGTCGAGTAAGGTGTGCCGTCAACCATGATTCTATAAGTTTCAGGTATCATAATGCCTTGTGAAATAATTTGATCGGGGGTAGATAGTGCGAAATCTGTTAAATAAAAATGAGTGGGATCTTCGGTGGATGGGAATATAAATTCGCTTCCTCCAGTCAACATCCCTGCCGCTAGGTTGGTGTCGGTTGGAACAAATCTACGGCTAACTGCATCGTAGGTTATATTACCAATATCAAAAAGATCACCGTCTCTAATAACTCCAGTAAATGGAGTCCTTACGAACGACTCGGTGTTTAAACCCAACGGAAACATGGCGTTGTAATCATCTCCTGCCGCGACATAAACATCGATATGCCCGAGATTCATATACGCTTCATCCGCGCCATATAAATGAATGGTGAAGGGATACCAAGGTATTTCACTAAATGATCGTCTTTTTGGATAATAAAAGGGGATAGTAAATTCTACTACATTATTCATAAACCCGTTATAAATTTGAGTTGCATAAGCGGGGACACCTGTATCGTAAACTGGATCAGTTAATTCGATAACAGCTGTTGAATTACGAGGAATTTTCAGTTTGTATCTAATGGAGCCAGCCCGTGCTAAATACATGGCATTAATTTGACCAAATAGACTTTCTCTTAACAGAGTATGCCTATAAACTATTGGTCCTCCACGTGGGACTAAAAATCCAGCTTTGGTGAATCGTTTAGCTAATAGTCTTAAACTACTAACAGATTCTCCCATGGTATATTCGACCATTGATTTTGGCTCGTAAGGAATTAAATCATCGGTTGGAATAGGTGCTGAATTGCCACAACAATCTCCTTGTGCAAATGGTATTAAATGTTGGGGAAGACCTAATTGTACATCCCGGTATGATTGATATTGAATAATTTGAAAATCTTGAGCCACTGTTTCTGCGGCCACTATGTCGTTAAATGTTGTTATTATTATTCTTCCAAGGGAATGTTCATCAAAAGGTGAAATATCCATCCAAGGAACAGTAAATACGAAACTATCTTGATTAGAGATGTCCACGACCTTTGAGTAAACCGTTGACATAGCAATGCGAGCTTCTTCATTATTGGTAATTGAATTATTGTAATCGTATTGTATTAAAAGTCGTCCTGTGTGAAATTTGGTTTTGACCATATGAAATTCAAAACATCGCATCCATCTGCGGTGTTTGAACATTGTTAATATATTTGTAGGGGTGTTAACTGGTTTTGTTTCTAATGGTATTATAATAAAATTTTCTCCTATGTACATGGTGTGAACTTGTTCTATGTATTTGCGCTCAAATAAATATGAGAAATCCATCTCATCAATATCTGTAGAGTTGCTGGCTGTGTTACATGTATTATCTGGGGATAGGGATAGTGGTATTCCATTATCTATGCCTTCTCCGTGACACATCCGAGGTCCCGGAATGGGTACCATCAGATGAGCATGCTCCATGTTCGGTGCTTTAGACCATCCAAAGTAGGATGCTACTTTGTGAGCAGCCCGCGCTGTCCAAGTTAAAGGGGGTATAAATTCTCCTACGACTGGAATTAAACTTAACGCCGTGCCAGAGGATTCTAACACGTCTGCAATTGTTCCAGTTATTTTCGTGACCAAACCGCTCTTATTCTGATCGATAACCTCTGTATTACCTTGAGCCACTGGAATCATCAATTCTGGATGAACAAAGCGTCCGAAGACGTTAACTTCAATCGAATTGGGTAATGTAGCTGTTCGTAAGGGAGTTGCGACCATGACCGAGACTGACCATAATTCGTCCGTCTTGGCGTATGCCTCGTTCTCTGATAAAAACGGAATTTTAACCGCTGCATGATTGACCATTGGTAAATTAATTAATTCATGAGGGTAGTATGATGCTGCTCTAATGACTGGTAGAATTATAGTTGATGGGTGTATTATTAAAATAAGTGATCCTTGCTGAAAGGGGGTGGGATTTACCTTCACTGTGATTTCCATATCCGCGTGAACCGCATAAAAATTTTCCATTTTATTTTTGAAAAATTTCTGGGTGGTTAAATCGCGTGGGAATACTCCAGTATATAGAATATCTCCAGGAATATGGGTGGATGACCACACTACCGGCGGTATTGTAAGAACTTGATTACGCTCTAACAATTCCGTCATCTGAAAAGATTTCTTAGAAAAACCTATGGGATTCAGTATTGAGTCAAGAACCATCACCGCTTCGGCAGTGTTTTCATCTTGTAAGGTATGTGTAGTTTTTGTTATTACAGGTTCCGTATCTTGTTGAGAAGATACTTCGTTATTTAAACGCGAGTCGCCTGACCTCTGAGTCTCTGAGACTGCAGCTGCCGCTTTGGTTTGTGTTGGTATATTTTTAAACATATTTATTCATTGGGGTGCATTCATTTGACTAGTTTCCATAGCTTGGGTATCTAGAGTTAATTTAGTGTCTTACCATTGACAATTATTTACAATGTATTCATTTGACTAGTTTCCATAACTTGGGTATCTAGGGTTAATTTAATGTCGTACCATAGACGGTGTTGACTAGAAGAAGTCAGAATACGTAGCGTATAGACTCATATCAGGGGCGGTTCCACAATAGGCCTCCGCTTGGCGTTGAGCATAATAATCGTAATGGTGTACAATTAAATCATTCAACCGCTTTCTCTTCTTGATTTGAACTATACAATCCCTAATCTGGAAGAAATAATCTTCTCCATGATAATAAGCTTCACATAAGGCTGCATCTACGCATGAATTTCGAGCTTCTGTCGAGTGCCTGCCTTTGACATACATCAGTGAAGTTTGTATCGATATCTTATCCAGTTTGGGAATTGGTGTTCCAACATCTGATACATCAAACTTCCGTTTGAGGAAATCACATTCCTGTAACGAAGTTTTAGGTTTGAAATCAGTATCCTTCGTTGCCGTTGTCATGACGATGCCAAATCGCCCAGCAACTTTAGCTGCCTCTCCTGGCAGATACCAGTCTTTAATGTCTCTATGAATAGCTTCTACTGAATCATCACCCATGACGATCAGGCGATTATACTTTGCATATTGAAATTCAATTAGACTTCCATGAGTTTCTAATTGAATAGTATAAAAAGTATAGCGTTTCCAATACCTGATGACCATACAATTAAAGTATGTAGTCAAAGGATGACCTGATGGGTTAAAAGTCATGCCGTCATGGAACCAATTGTCCCAGATAACTCGACAGTTAAACAATGACTTCACGAGATTCTCTCTGATAATATTATCTTCAGCATCGCAACGTCTGTAAAAAGCCATCGTCGCCTTGATAATAGAATCTTTAACCTCCGGGAAGTACATATTATATTCCATCCCAGAAACATCACCATCATTGTAATTGGCGCCTTCCATACTAGTTAATCTAATGATTATTCTCTTCCAATCAAAACTATATGGATTGATTCCTATCGCCATTTCATTGTCAACATTGTTGGCCATAACATCCGATAACAGATCGCCAAAGTACTGTCTAACCATGAATAATGTAATTACATCTCCTACGTAAAACAATCTAACTCCTTTTCCTGGTTTCAATGCTTCATTAGTTTTGGGGCTGGCAATATATTCCGTTTTTAAGACACCAATTTTTAACAACTCCAGTCTTTTCTTGATCTCCGCTTGAACCATATTCCACCCTGAGGGGGTAATTATTCGTCCATCGTATGATCTGTGCGGAAAGTATTGTTTCCTCTTACCTTCTCCTGCAATCTTCGTTCGTGTGTCATTCACAGTCAGAAAATACCCAATAGCCGTCGACATATCCATACCATTCAGCCTTTTATAACCAAATATTGTTTCATCGTCTGTTAATGGGGGGCCAGGTTCTTTAGCCTCAAGTGTCAATTCACTCCTAACGATCCGGTCTACGTCTTTGTCAATTAATCCTGCTTCCAAATCATGGAACGCATCTAACTTCGATTGGCAAGGCTCTACTACTTCCCCTGCTTCATCTTTGTACTTCTTACAAATCGGCGGGAATTTTTCGACTCCGAATTCGTCTGCGACACCATCAAAAAATCTTGATTTCTTTAATGATGACTCTCGACACTGGGGTAAAGGTATAGCTGGTTCTGACTTATAGTCACTCAATCCCTGAGCTTGGGGTATCATACTAAGAATATCCTCTTTAGACGTTATAGTAGCATAAGACATTTTATAGTCTCCGGCTATGTGCATGCCGATAATTTTACCAGCAAAAGGTCCTGTCGTTCCAACAACAGGACTTCCACAATAGCCCGCCGCATTAGTGCATGAGTAATACAAATAACGTGGTAGTGATATCCAGTAATCTTCGTTTTCCTGATCATGTTCGGCCGTGCCGGGTTTTATATACTGGAACGTTTCAACCTTATATTGAGCGCTAGCCATTGAGGCTACCATCATTACAAGGTGTTCTTTTATGAAGCCAGGCATTAACAATTGTGGTTGACAATTGATAACATCGGGAAGATCTTTTTCTGATACAAAGTTATTTAAAAAATTGGGAAAAGAAAATGGTAAGCGCTTAAGCTGGATGATGCATTTATCATCTTTATGCCCGAGAACGGACCATTCCTCCGGTTTAATCAACAATCGAGACGACGTCATGGTTTGGATTTCGAAACCATATTTCAAATAAGGTGTCATATGGTGTGGAATCATCATCATGTGTTCTCTAATTGCTATAGCTTTAAACATTGGTTTTTCACGCTTAGGTTGGAATACTAGTATAGCTCCCTTAGTCATGTACTTCTGCCGGAAATCTTGATTGTGCTGCGCGGATGCGTATTGTAACATCACGTCAGGTTCCTCCTCCATCGGGGGGTATTCAAAAAACTGTTCGTAATCACAATCTATCAAATCAGTAGCTATCGCTATCTCTTTTTCAAAATTGGTGTGAACTGCTTTAATCGAACTTGATGAAGTTGCACCCTGTCCTTTTGGCATTTTCCATTTAGCCGTTGTTTTGCTTTGATTAAATTTTTTGACTTTATAAGCTGCCGCTTTAGCTTTCTTCCACTTCTCATAGTCAGCGGTATTCGCTTGAGCGACCGGAACATCAAAAGCTGAAAAGAGCTCTTCAACAGACTCATCTTTAGAGTCATTCTCTTTCGCACGATTTAAAAAACGATAAATAGCCACGAAGAACATAAAGACAGCTGCTATAAAAGCCGCGATCTTGATGAGCTGGTAAGTTTCTATCTGGTATCTCTCTTGGAATTGATTCAACTCCTTTCCTGCATATGATATGAAATCAGACATCGTGGATTGAAGGCTAATAGGCTCAAGTTTATCTGGTCGTCTCAACGAGTCGATGAACTCTTGCATATCAATCTTATCTTGTGTCGCTGCGCATTTTGAGGATTCCAAATCGAATGAATCTTTCAATCGTTTATACTCCTGATCCAATAAAGTCAACAGCGTCCTAGCGTCAAGAAAATCTCCTTCCTTAAGCTTTCTCCCACCTGAGGTGAAATAAGCTGGGAATTTTCCTTTCTTTACTCTAAAGACGCAGTAATCCATGATCGCCACGCTTCGCTCGAACTCATCTACGTCCAATGCTTCTGCCTGCTGGACATGCTTGATGTATTTTGCTTTGTTTACATTAAGCATCCGGTTTTGTTGCTTATCTTGTAAATGATTCGTATTATTGAAATAATATTCACGAGTTGTGGGTGTAGTTGGCACTCCATCAATATAAAACTTATTATCTCCACCCAAAGGAACAAATTTGACGTCTTCCATGTTCATAAATTCAGGTTTTGGTAAAACTTCAACTTGAAATAATCTATTAAGAAGAGCTGCTGGGGTTGCAAATGATTTTGTATCAACCTCCGCATTATTGCTAACTAATATGAGTTCGGATTTAAACTTCATGCCTTTATCTGAGATGGCCGCTTGATCCAATGTTACATTACATGTATTACATAAATCCATGAATATAGCATAAGGATTAGATGCTAAATCTGTTGGGATTTCAGGCATCTTAAGAGGGGCTGCATCGTCAATAACGACAACATGGGAAGTTTCCGGTGAGTATCCTGTCCAATACTGTGATGATTTGCATGGAAAATAAACATTGTTATAATATGAAAAATCTTTCTCTCTTAACAGAGCTTTACTTATGGCTTTGCAAAAGTTAGTTGTCTTACCCGTGTCTGATAATCCTGTGAGGACCACGCAGACTGGCTCTTGACGAATCTCGGTAAAAGCGGGAGAAATCCCTTTCATACGTTGGTTCATCTCACGAGCAAGTTCCTTGTAAACGGCATATTGAGGAGCCATTTCCTTGGGAGCTTCGGTAGTTGACAAATCTTTAAGTATAGACCAATATGAATTCATTTCCGTTCTGGTTCTGTTATACGCAACGGCATAACCTGCAATTTGGGTATCTGTAAGGGAGCTTAATCTCGAAAGGTTTTCGAAATTAGCATGCCACTCCGGATATAAATATTGCAAATCATATTCCGATGGAGAACGATGCAGATAATTTTGAATAATGAATCGTCGTACTGCCTGTTTAATCGCTTGAAAACGCGTTAGCGCCTTCGTTCCTAAAACATCCAATTCGCCCATCTTCTTTAAATTCGAAAATTTAATTCCAAGGAACGAGAATGCTGAGTCAAAAAGGTCATTTTCATAATTCGCTTGTGCGAATGGTGATTGAATAATTTTCAATAAGCCTCCATCCATATGTAGTGAAAAATGAGATGCCATATTGGCCGCGATACATGCGACTTTAGAAGGAGTCATCTTCATATCATAAATTAAACCGTATAGGGAAGTCAAGTAAACAGTATGGTTGAGACCGTATTTCGATGTAGCCGAAAACCAATCAGCAACCGCCTGGGTCTTGAGAGCCCAATACCAAATATCATCTAATACTAACAATATACTCCGAATCTTCTCACCAATAAAGGCTAATTTGCCTCTATATCCATAAGAAGATGGTGAACATGTTAAATAATAGAATTGACATAGTATTATAAAAGACGGAGTTGGTAATAAAAATTTAATTCGGTCTCCTCTAGTAAATAAGAAAACTATAAGGGGATGAATAATAAAAAGTGGTGGACACAAATAATATAAAATTAAGTAAATCATGGTTTCAATAGTGAATCCTATAGCAACATTTAATGGTGATGCCACTTCGGCTCGTGCCGAATCGGAAATCACTATATCAATTAGCGACCTGTAAGACAGTATGTCTCCACGCTCTAAATAACTATTATTTGTGTAAGTTTGGGTAAAAATTTTTATGCTAAATATCAATGCAAAAAAGCTAATTAATAAGGTTAGGGTTTCTTCATAATTATTTAAAATATTCAAAGAGCTGCTACTGAGAGAAGCCGTGAATTCACGAGCAACATCTCCTAATTGAATTAAACCGAGATTAGTTGGTTCAGCGTGAGCTCTTGGTATAAACATTATTAATGACATATACATGATGTTAATCATGATTTTAGTTAAAGAAAAATGACGTGTCATGGTAGCGTAGTAATAGTATTATTTATTTAAATAAAATTAAGTATTAAGATAAAAATTTGCGCAATAATTAAAAATAAAATGAAAATATAAATATATAGTAATAGCTGTAAAATAATTAAATTTAGAGTATTAGTTTAGTTTTTAATAGATATTATATAATGAATTTTGAAGTGTTTTAGTAAAAAACAGTATAATTAATTGTGTAATGAATCCGTTAATGGGAGGATGTGTAAGTCCTAAGAAAAGCGCGTAATTGCTACTTTTGTGTACAATGGAGGGACGTAATTCAATACAAAAAGAATGTATACAGTAATATAATAAAAACTTCGTAAGTTATTGGGTTTTTAATTTTAAATATAAATGATAAATTTTATAGGGAATTTAACAAACTGTTATGTAAAATGAATTTTTGAAGTGACTTATTTATAAAATAAGTATTAAAGGCTAATTCAAATAACTTCCGATAAATTTTATAGTGAATTTAATAAACTGTTATATGATAAATTTTTTAGGAAATTTAATAAACTATGTCCAGATCTGT